GTTATAGCTCGGCGAACACGACACTTGGAGGCAGCATGAAAACCTGCACTCTTTGCAACACACCAAAAGGCGAGATTGATGACTTCTATTTTTATCCATCAACAAAAAAATGGGACACATTTTGCAAGTCTTGCCGGTTGCAAGTTTGTACTGAATACTCGTCGGGCAAAGGCAAAGACAAAACGTTGCGTAGACATAAGGCTTATTACGATCAGGTACGGGTAGATAAGTACGCAAATAAAACGCCCACAGACCTTGCTAGAAGCATGGCTGTAATCGTTGCCACTATCGGAAAATGGCGTGATGAGCAGCCTCAAAAATTTGCGGATTTCAAATTGGAATTTAAGGGGATGAAATGAGGTACCCCTTTGGCAAAAAAGTGACGGACGTAGGCACATTGATTTTTACCCACAAATCGTGACGTGAGAATCCGTAACAAATGGTTATTGTCTGCGCCAAAAGCATATTCTGAATCAATCAAAAAACAGTGGTTTCAGAATACATAGTGGAAACGATTATACCCAAATTGGTATATATATAAATATATACCCCAAAATATCACGCGGACATTAACCCTATTATTCTCCGCTAAAGGCTGCTCTGTTCGGTCAGTTCCGCTCCCATACCCCTAATGTCATCTGGCGATCCACCTACGGGTATCCCATACTGGTTGAGGGTGGCCCCAAGCGCCTCTGCCTCTTGGTCTGTAACCCCATCACCTTTAATGTCATTACAGGCTACTAGCGCGTCTGCTTTGGCTTTGGAAGAACCTTTGCGATAAAGCGCAATGCAGGTTTCATGCACTTTGATTGAGCAGAACGCCCAGCGCATACCCATGATTTGCGAAACGTCTTTGTTGCCCCCAATCCACACTTTTGTACAGACCTCTTGCAGCCCTTCGTCAGGGATGGCTTTGCCGATGGTGTCAGCATATACGGCTGTGCCGTATGCCAGAATGGACATAAATAAGATTAGTTTTTTCATGAATATGCCTTGGCTAAGAATTTAAGGCTGACCATCATAATGTCAAAAAGTCCGTTCTGGACTTCGTGCAAAACGATGATTTGCCTGCGGGTGGTGTTGCCTTGATAACCTAGATATTCTTCTTTATGGGTGTAGCAGATACCGCAAAAGATGGCGGTTTGTTGGGTTTTTTTATGAATAGCAACATCACAAACTTGGACATGACCCATCACGGCAGATGCTTGACGTTCTCTGAGTAAGGCTGCGGCAGAACTTACGGGTCTACCCATCACGCCCGAAGTAAAAAAATGGCAATAACTAACCCCATCCAAGGTGATGGGTTTTAAGAAATCGTGAACGTCCCATCCGTAGTCCTGAATTCCCATATCACCATAATCCAGCTTTCCAAGCAGCTCAGGGTTTTCATCCACAAAACGCACGATTCGGTGTTCATGGTTGCCCATCGTAAAGTCTTTTTTGGGCAAATACTTCTCTTTAGCAGTGCGGTTAAAATCGTCTAAGGGCTTCAACAGGCGTTCCATACCCCTACGCCCTGCCTTAATGTCGTCAACGTATCTACGACCCTCAAAAGCCAATTTGCCCCTATCGTAAGAGGATAGAGAGGGCATATCCCAATGATCGCCAATGTGAATAATGTTGTCTGGTTTTTTGTCTACAATGAAATTGCCGATATGTTCGAGATGGTCTAAATTGACGTTAGGCTTGCATTGAGTGTCGGGAATGATTAGGTGCATTTTTCCAAGTCTTTGCTTGGTATAAATGCGCTCTTTAATCTTCTTAAACGTCGGTTCAAGACCTAAAATTGTGGCGCGTGTTACACGACCTTCTAAAGTCTTGCGTGGGATTTTAATGCCCCCGTTTTTAATGGCTTTATGAGGTGATCCGTATTCCTCAACTAAATTAAGAGCTTCTATTAGTTCTTCACGCGGAGTTGACATTTTTGCGCCTTTTTAATGTCATCACATCAATCGGGTGCCCCGTGTCTGGGTCAAATTTGGCAGCACACTCTATCGCCTGCAATGGGGTTGCGCCCAAAGACATAGCAGCTAGTGCAAATTCTGCCCCGCTTCCAATTGCGTAAAACTTAGATCGAATCTGATAAAATTGCGCGGTTCTGGTGTCAAATAAACACAACCCAGAATGGGTGAGTTGCAATACGTCTAATTCCGCATCGGCTTCTAATTGCTCGCCGCCTTCGTATAAAAACTTATAAAGTTTTAAGATTAAACCTTGATCACCCGCCGCACCAAATATCGACCCATCAGATAATTCTTTAAGTTTATCTATTTGAAAATGAACACGATCGGTCGAACATTTGGAATCAGCCGCTATTTGTTTATGGGTAACAGATGCTGCGATGGTGGTCATTTAAGATCAGCCATCAATAGGCCGAGGTTTGCAAAAGCGTACCCGGAAAAGATAATGGCCATGCTTAGTTTGCCCTCAAAAAATGAACTTAAAGCGATCCCACCATAAATAATGGTGACTATCACTAACAGCGTGGTACTCATAATGTTTTGATAAAGCGTGTTGGGATTGTTTCGTCTGTTTTGATTTGGGCGTTTTTTCTGCGTTGAATCTCCCGATTCAAATACCAGATAGCCTTTTTCAGGTCTTGAATATCGTCAACACCTTCCTTAATCCCGGCTCGCCACAAATACTTAATAGCGTTACCAAGGCAAAAGTTAAGATGTTCTGTGATTTGGATACACTCAACACCGGAAGGGTGAGAGCAATAATGTAACGGATTGTTGACCTGTTCGCTCAAAATGCCTCCAAAAAAAGCCCCGAAGGGCTATGATTAAGCAGCAGTTGGGGTTCCGTTGGCTATGGCGGCGGCGGCGTTGGTGGTTACTATTGCGGTAGCGTGGGCTGACAGATAGCTTAACGTCGCTGTGGTGACATTAACTCCGGCGGCTTGCAGTGCAGCGCGTCCTGCGGCTAATGAAGCAGTAATAGCACCTGCTTCACCACCTGTAGCCAGACCACCTAAAGCAGCAGTTACCATAGTCTTGAATATAGTCCCTGCATTGCTTTCAGCAGCCGCTTCAAAAGCTGACCATGCACCGTTAACTACAGTTACCAGTTCAGCGCCTAATGAAGATGAGTTTGTAATCCATGATTCTACTGCCGCGATGTCTGCTTCTATTGTTGCAAAAAATGACGTCATTTGATTCTCCTAGAAATAAAAAAAACCCCTGCGGGCTAGTATTTGCACTTCATCCCGAATAAGAAGGTCGGGTATCCTTTTTCGTCTAACATTGCTTTCTTGAGGGCTTGTTCGTCTCCCTTGTCGATAGCTGCGTAATCTTCAAGGTTTACTGTCGGATGACACAGGGATGTTGTGCACGAAGTTATTGAAAACACCAACGAGAGCAGCAACACCACCCGCAATGGCATTAATAGTGTCTTGGTCAACATTGAAGTGATACCCCGCTCCATTTGCGACAACTAATACAGCCGAAATAAATATAGCGAGTACATTGGCTGCGCGTGCGCGATTGCGCCATACCTCTTTATTGGTCAACTCTTTGCCCTGTTGATACATGGTAAAAAACGCCTTGAAAGCATCAATCATTTCAAACCTCCACAAAATTTAATCCAATCGGTAGCCATGCCCTTTTGAGCATCGGCTAATGTTATTTTTCCGGCGCATACAAGTTTATAAGATAAATTCTCGCAGACATCCTTAACATGAGCATTGTTTGCACCACAATAGCTCTGTAACCACAGGTTTTTAATGTCGTTACTACCAGCAATTTCGAGACTTACTAAATGGTCGATTTCGTATCCCTCTTTGCATTTAGTACGATCATCACCCTTCATGCCGTATTCTTTGTAGACCGCTTTCTTTTCTGATTCTGGGACGTTGCGGACTAGCTTAGTGGAAGTGGTACAGAGATCATGCAAAGTGACGGTTCTAGTAACGCCAGGCGTTAATACCGGATCGGGTAACTCACCCGCGCGGGCTTTCAGACTTACTGCAACTGACAGCATGATAATTATTAGAACGATGAAGGCCATCACATCTTTCGTATTTGGGTTCATGATCCGTTCCTTTTTTGAGATTCAGTTTCTCGCTCGTGGTCTGTCGCACAGTCTTTATCACAGTAGAGCAGTCCATGAT